GAGGGAATACCATGTCCTCCAGCCGAGTGAATGTATTTCCACCGAACACATATACAGTTGCATCATGGAAAACCGACTCGCTTGTCTCGTACAGAACGCCGACGCACGCGGACGCGTCGTTGAATGGGACGATCAGCGCCTTGCTACCACCTTCGGTAAGGTCGGTCCATCGTTCGACGGTTCTGTGTTGCCCTCCACCGAGAGGTTCTTGGCCTACTCCATAAACAATACCTCCGTAACGCCCAGTAGATCGGACTTTGTGCTTCACTGTCGAGACGGTTTTTATGGTGACGCCTGTGCTGGAGTGGTAATTTGCCAGGTAATCCACTCCGTCGATCGACACACCTGACGGCGCTTCTGTTGTGCGAAGCGGGTAGCCTTCCACTGTTTTGGTCGTCACGCTGCAGCTACCGCTGAAATCAGCACTAGGGTTTTGTATTGCCTCGAACTCGTAGGCTGTACTGACTGCGCGGGAAATGATTAGTTTGTCTTCCTTATCGTAGAAGCAGTAGACTGGCCCCGATACGTTAGCCCTTCCTTCCCATGGTGTGGGGCTTGTCGGGGTTAATGCGACCATGGCTTTCTGAAGCAATACCAATCCAGGCCTAAGAAGCAGGTGCTGAGTAAGCGGTAATATCTCTCCGTGGTCTGTTGATGAAACAGAGTAGCTTAACTTTAGTGTCCCATCCTCGTTTTCCTCCGGGACGAAATTGATCGTGTATACAGCGGATGAGTATCCACCAATGATATTGGGCACGGTTACGGTCGGCGTACTTGTCATCATCTGTGTAAGTATGTCTTTAGCCGTCAGACGCACAGCGGACGCTTTATGCCCGTCTTTCGTGAAGTGCCACCCGTAGGCAAAGAACTCGTCACCAGACATGTTCAATCCAGTGCCAATGGCCTGAACTTTCTCTTTGGAGACTTCTAGCGTCGATAGCTGAAGTGCCTCGGCCAGTTCGTCTGGCAGACCAGGGTTCCTGGCTATTTCCCCAGTAAGCTCTCGCCAATGAACGATTGAATATCTGATAGTGACCAGCATGTACCGGAACTTCGAAATATCGTCCGGGTGTTCTTTGTTCCTGTATGTGATCAGTCCAGTCTCGTAGGGGCTGATGTTGGCGTATAACGCCTTCTTCTCCTCCGTTACTGGATTGGTTTCCGTGCGTGGAACGTCGGGCAGGTTAATAGTGCTGTACAGTTTATCCTCTGTGTTTGGTCCTGGGATGTAGTCGGTCCTCTTTGACCCATATATCGCCTGTACCATCAGCTTCAGTTTCCCGGTGAATATGGATGCGGGGGCGTTAAGCATGAGCGTCTTATATATGAGCATTCGCATCGGCTCACAAAAATCAGCCGTATAGCTAGTGAACTCAATAGGGTTTCCGAGCATAGTCTCGATCAAGACTTCGTTGGGACGCTTACTCGGTGAACACCCAGCTGCTGACCAGCTAATGTCAGCATCTTTTATCTTTCGTGGTTTTGCATTCGGTCTGTATGCTTTTAGGCGCACGTCAGCCTCATTCCTGGCGACTTCAGGAGTAAACCTGAGCTTGGCAGGGAGGTAGGTCAGTCTGTTCGCAACGTGATACCCACCAAGGTCTAGTATCCCGCTCTCCATGTATATAACACCGCCCTCAATCCTGATGTACTCATGCCCAGGTTCGATGCGCACCTTGATCGAAGCACCGCCGATCTCAAACGACTGACTCGCGTAGGGCAGCCCCAGCTTCTTGAGCTTGGTGATGCAGCTACGCGCGAAGGGTAGGTATTCGTGCCCTCCTGTGATTAGACGGTGCTCCATGTGGCATTACTGTGCTGGCTGAGTCCAAACGAACGAATCGACGGTTGTTGGCGCGCCGATTGCGATGGAGAGGTTCGACAGGCCCATGTTCCCACCTGATGTGGCAATACTGCCATCCAAACGCGGCAGCGTCGTGCTCGACAGGTCGTTGTCAGCGGCGTTGCCTTTGAAACGGAACCAGCCGGCAGTACCGGCAGCCACGCCGTTGAAGCTCCACTGGTCTGTTGATTTGGTCACTGCGCCGTCAGCAGCAGTAGCGAAGGTCAGGCCATTGGTGGCCACGCCTGGGGTGAACGCCCCGGACGCTTTGGTCACAGTCCCAAGCAGCGTACCGGTAGCGGCAGCGTCCGCAGAAGCCGGCTGAGTACCGGTGCGGATTTCAATGATGCCGTCGGCGAAGGTGGCTGCAAAGCCTGTGGAGCCTGCGAGGTTGGTGCGCAGGCCAGTTGAGAGTCGTGCGGTCATGGTGGTTTCTCCTAAGTTAAAGATCGTTCGGCCATGCGCTGATTGCGCGCTGTCCGTTTGCTGAAGGCGTTGAAATAAACGGTGTCATCCATCTGTGCTGACACCTCTGCTGCATACGAACAGAACGCGGCTTTTAGTCCGTGCAGTGGTTCGTAATTGTTTTTGTCTGCGTCAGCACGGGCCTTGTCCTCAATACCTCGCATACGGGTATCGCCGACGTATTCCTTAGCCGTGGTGGCATCGAAGCTATGTGCGAGCATTGAAAGCCTCCCCGCCTTGCTGAATTACTGACAAGTAGCGCTTCTGGCCTCCTGCCCTTACAAGGCAGCCCCCAGCACGGATGCCTGGAGCCAAAGAAACTTGTTTTTCAGTGAGATTTGCGAATGGAGCGAAGGCGCACAGGCCGCGCAAACTCCAGAAGAGGATTCGTTCGTCGTCACGTACCCAGTGCTGACCGGGGACGACACCGTAGTCAGCCAGCACATCGAGCTTCTGTCCGTCGTAGGCGTACACCTTGGCATCAGTGCCAATCACCAGCGCCGCGTCATGCGGGGCCAGCATGTCGACCTTGCCGGGCACGATGATGAAGTTGCTGTTCAGATTCCATAAGTGGAACCCGAGTGCCTCGCTGAACCAGATGACGGTCTGGTTGACCTCTGCCATGTAGCTCGCTGCATACATGCGTCCGCGCCATGCTTGAATCACGTCAGTGCCAAACGGAAGCGGGTCAAGGAATGCGTTAAGTAGATCGCGCCCCAGGTCATCAGGGCTGCTGTTGAACGACATCGCGGTCTGCCTGGCCGTACCAAGTAGCTGAAACACCTCGCTGTTGGCAGGCGCGACATACACATTGCACCCTACCGTCAGCCCGCTGATCTGTAGCGCTTGGCCTTCAGTCAGGGATATTTCAGCCGATTCACCTGCGCCTGTCTCGCGTCCGTCTGGCAAGATGGCCGTGCAGCGCACTTGATAGAAACCGGCAGGCAGTGTGCCGGTGACAGCCGCAACGATTGGCGCGACTGGTGCAGTCCAGCCCCACGGGATGATGCTGTTATCCGGCAGGATAATGCCTGAGTCGGTGCCGTTGTTGTAGAACACCTGCTCATTGACTTCGCACCAATAAACCTGGTCAGTTTCAGTTAATGGCGCAAGCACGGTGCCTGCAAAGTCTTGAATGCCGCTGGCAGTGGCCAAGTACAAGCGACTGAAGTCGATGGTGCTGTAGGCACTGGTAAAAGCCCCAGCGCGGTTCAGTGTGTAGCCTTCGCGCTTGGTCAGTGCGCCGGTGTCGGTGATGTTGACGTTATCAGCCTGGACAAGCCAGCGCATACCCAACCGCATAGTGTCAGATACGTTACATAAACCTGAAAAAGAACTGATGGTTTGCGACTGCATTCACTGAATATAGAAAATGCAGGCGTACAAAGCAAACCCTAGCGGGCGAGCAAAATCACCAGTTCATTGAAACAACGGGAGGCCGCTTGTCTCGCTGCTTGCGCCTGACATTGGCATCAATGCGCTTGCCAAACGAATCCGCAAAGATGCCCTCGTACTCTGCGGCACGCGCCTTGTCACTGGTTTCTGCATCTTGCTTGAGTAAAGCACAGCGATACACCCACGGCATCAATTGCATGTGAAACCGTGGATGAATTTCAGGCGAAGCGTCGGTGTTGTCTATCGTCAAATCATCCAACGGGGTTCGATAGACTGTCATTGCGACCGAATACACCTTATCCGGTGTTGGTACAAGTCGAATCTGAGTCTCACCTTCAGTCAGGTAAAAATCAGGAAGACCAGAGCGCGCCTCCCAACCCTGCATAACCTGGTCGAGATACTCAACGCTTGTCTCAAGCAATGGGTATCCGCCTACTGTCACGCGCTTGATACGGTGAATGGATTGGTGCAGCGGGTAGCTATCCGTTCCTACCACGGTTGAAAACGCGCAGACATCCTCGGTTGCCCTATCCTCAATCAAACTTGCACGGGTGCAAGCCTCATTGACAGCATCCGTCAGGTACAGGCAAATCTCGTCATCGCTCCACAGGTACGGCAGTTCAGCGTCCTGTAGAACCCGACGAAACTCTGCAATAAGCTGTTCGACAATCACAGTTCGGCTTTCAGTAGCTCATCCGTCAGCACTTCAAACTCGGCGCGAGTGGTATGAATGCCGGTAAGCTCATTGAGTCGGGCCAGCTTTGGCGTGCCATTGGCATTGAAGTCCGCCGGATTCTTGTCGGCCAGCATCTTGATGAACGTATCGCGGATAACCTGCTTTGGGTTGTAGCCGCCACCTGGCACTTGCGGTACAGGAATTTCAGCGCCAATAGGCAAACACCCTTGCATGGCTGCTTGCTTGTGGTAAATCGCGTCAATATCCGTACCCTCTGGCGTAACCACGCAAGTGTGTCCAGATACCAATGCGACATGAATGTTCTGTCCGGTGGTTGATTTGAAAATCATTTTTTATTTCCTTGTGTCAAAAGCCCTGCGGCGATCAGTCCGCAGGGATAAAGGCAATTACTTGCCACACCACACACAATTAGTCTTGGGTGAACTCAGAGCGGCCTTGGATGTAATAAAGCACCTCCAAGCGAACCTTGCCGGTAGTCGGTGTGCCGCCACCTGAAGTCCAAGTCACCTTCAGCGTGTTGTTAGATGCCGTATGGACAAAGCCAGTCGGCACCAAAGCCACGCGGGCCGCCAAGGCGCGGATATTGCCGTCAGTCAGATAGCGGGCGGCAGTGGTTGCGTCGCCAACATCCAGCACGTCAGAGGTGGTACTGTTCCACGCTTCAATGGTAATCAGTTGACCAGACAGGACAACAGCGCCAGGTGGCAAGACGAGCGCATCAGCAGCGACATTCGTCACCACGTCAGCCAGGTTAATATCGACAAACGCCGCAACAGGGCATTGGCGAGCTACGTTTTTAGTGATAGCCATGATAATAGTTCCTTAAATATGAGAATTGGTTTTAGATAACAAGGGCCGAAGCCCTGTTTGTTATCTATTAGGCGAG